TGACTTGCAGCAATAACAGTAAAACCTTCAACGTGTCGTACTTCATTGCCTATGTAAACCTTCATATCTCCTGCAATAGTTAATGTGGTTGGCACTTTAATTAAAGCTCCCACGATAGCTTCACCTGCTTTTAGATGAACGGTTCTTGAGTATATGCCTGCATGAAGTGTATGCCACGTTGTTAGTTGTTCTAATTGTGGCAACTTCTGTAAAGATTGTTCTGTCTTTACTGCGATTGCGATACTCTCTTTGTTCATGGAAGCTAATTGGCTATTCATGCAAACTCTTGCTGTATATAATCTGTGTCTTAGTCATACCAAACATCGGGATTGCCACTTTATCAAGTGATCCGTCAGGTGGTGCCGACAAGAAGAGTGAGTCAGATCCACGATCAATTGCAATGCTTTCTATCTCTTTCATTAGCTTTAATCCTGCGCCATACTTGCGTTCTGACTTTGATACAAATATTGCTTCTACTGTTGTGGCTATAGAGGAGTATTTTGGTAGCTCATGTGTTACTACTGAAGCAAAACCTACAATATTGCCATTTCTCTTAGCTACTAAGATATCAAGCATCCCCATTTTTTCAATACTTTCATACGTTGCAAGATTTGGATTGTGGTCTGGGACTGAACTGCATTTAGACTCCATTTGATACTCTTCAAGTAGTAACTGAACTGACCTATCCTCGAGTAATTGCCTTACTGGAATAGCCTCTATAGTGAGTTGCATACTGTATCCTAATTCATTATATTCTTTAAATTATACCGAATTAATGCTAATTTTCGCTCATATTCATTGATTTTCTCTGATAATTGCTGTATTTTATCAGAATTTTCAATAAATGCAATATATATCTGCTCTTTAGTCCAACTGTCAAATACTTCCTGTTGTTCATCTGTTAGCTTTAAATCCATCTATCTTTCCTCAAATTGAAATGTGTTTATACGTGTTTCTGTCTGTGGTCTTGTTGTGTGCTTTGCGTATCTGAGTGGGAATAGGAATGAAGCTAGGTATCCTAGTGCATCTATACCTCTGTTATCGTGTCCGTTCTTTTTATCTGGCATCCTGGTGTTCTCATCATACGATTGTTGTTCTAGTGCCTTGGTGAGTTGTGGACATGATACTGTATTAACAAAGCATCTTCTAAGTCCGTCTGAATTTGAAAATAAGGTATTGAGTCCGTTGACTCTATCCATGACTGCTGGATTCTTTGAGTTAGCACGTACTGTTAGTCCTGCCTGCCTAAGCAGTTTTATATCTGATTCACTTGCATTGACTGACTTTCGTGCATTACCTGCAGCATCCGGATAAACAAATACTTTCCTTGTAGGATATGCCTCTTCTATTGCAGAAACAAGCTCAGGTGTATCAAATAAGCCTATAAACTCATTGACTGCATAAACCCTCTGATCTTTTACTAAACAAGCTATTGCACTCATAGCACCCACGTTAAAGTCAATCCCTATGTGAATATCACTTCTTTCATCGTCTACTGTACTTGTATCATTCATGGTTCTGTCAAATTGTGTATATACTGTACCACTTGTAAGGTTTGTGAACTCACCGTTAATATAAGCATCTATAAGTTCAGCAGGGTATTGTGATCTCATTGTGTCTATGTAGTCTTGTGGCAAATGATAGTTGTCTGTGGTTTTGGCTCTGATAAGTGACTTCTCTTCACTGTCTTCTTCTACAAAGATTTTATACATTGCCCTGTATCCCTCTGGTGTAGATACGATTACCATTTGTCTTACAGTACCAACCCTTATACGTCCTAGTAGCTTAATATACGCATTGTATGCTAGTTCTGCCTTAGCTGTATCGAACTCATCCATAATGACCCATGCAGCATTGATCCCGATAAGTCTTTCGTATGACTCCATTGACTTACAAATAATTCTAGTATCTACTCCATCTATGTTACAATGGAATACAGAATCTGCTGCTTTATACTCATATGGTACTTCAAAGAATTCTAGTGCTAGTTTTATTTCAGGGATAAGGATTTGATTAAGTAGTGGGAAGTTTGGTTCTGTGACTATACCATCGCAACCAGGATTAACTTGTGCAAGCCTTACTGCTTTACGAGCCACTGCAAATGTTTTACCTGCTCCAAAGCCTGATACCATACCAAGTATTTTACTCTCTGTGTTTTCAAGTAGTTGAAATTGGTGTGGCAGTAACTTTAAGACTTTCTTCATTCATTCTTATCCATGACTATCTCTATGCGATGTGTTTGATCTTTACTGTCCACAGTATGCTCTTGTTCAACTTTATCTTTCCACCCGAAGTTGTTTTTGAGGTTAAATATTGTGCCTGCTACTGAATTTCCTTGCAAGTTTTCCTCCCACCAAAGCTCTACTCTGTCGCGTGCTCTTTTTATAGTGCCAAAATACACTTCCTCTTTTGAGTAGTTAAGTAATGTCTGTCTATTCATATCTAAGTAGTATGCGAGTCCACTCATTGTATATGGTTTTTCTCTTATCTCTGTCTCTTCGAAATATGCCTCAATAGCTTTTTCTAGCTCTTCTACTGAATCAAACTTTCTTGGTCTTCCTCCTGGCATCATAGATCCTTTATTTTGGTTTTGTATTTGATTATTATATCATGTAATTCATCTATTGTGTAACTCTTTGTTGTTTTGGTGTCTAATGCTTTAAATCTGTCTATGCCTATCTTGCTGATTAGATGATCTTTATATGCTACTAAATTACCTGATTTATGGTTATTGCATATTGAGCATTGCTTGTGGCAGTTATCCTCACTAAACCTTAGGTTGCCATTTCCACCGACTGTATGATAGTGCCCTGCGTGCATTTGTCTATCCGTATTGCCACAGCTAATACATGGCAAGTCTTTATCTCTCTCTCTTATGTACTTATTGAACACTCTTTGAGCTTCTTTTGTTAGCCATGACTTATCTTGCTGGTTAAACTCTTTCAGGTTGCGTCTTGCTTCTTTGGCTTTTCTTTTGGCTGTGACTTCTGCTTGGTACTGTATCGCACACAAATAATCATGGCATTTATGTTGCATATTGCGTGGAGTGAAAAACTCTTCACATTTTGAGTAAGCACATTTTTTCTGTTTAGCCATTAATCCAAACCCATATCCGATATTTCGCCATTTTCAACAATTGCATCACGAGTTGATGGTCTTGCAAGTTTTGCTTCACAGGCTTCGACTAAATTCCTTTTGTATTGTACCTATTGAGTATTTTCTCAAACCGTCTAAAAAAAGTGTTAAATCCTCTCTGTTCATTTTCTCTATCTTGTCCAAATTTCTTTGTAGTACGCTCTTCATTTTTCAACCTTGAAAGTGTATTTTAGGTTTGGGTATTCTATCTCCATTACGTTTCTTAGGTTTCGTTCCCTTTGGTACCCTTTGTCAAGTAGATCGCACAATAGTTCTCTCCATGCTTTAAAGGTTTCTATCTTTTTTTTGTCAAGATCGTTTTGACCTTTTTCTCTGTTTGTGTACTTGATCAGATTATAATTAATTGCTCCAAGCCCGTCACCTATTGTTGATATTAATTCAAATGCTATTATGTTTGATTCGCCTTTAGTATCATAATGCTTCGATGATTCTTTGAGTAGCAATGGGTGATATTCTAATTTATTCATCATACAATCTTCTATTTGATTTTCATTTAAATCAATCTTTGAAAATACTTTTGCAGATTTAATGCGTTTGTTTTCGTGCTTAGTAATAAGCATTGCAACACCTCTGATGTTTTCTATGAAAAACACTTCACCCTTTGCGTTGGTAAGTCTGTCACCTACCTTTAAAATATTCCCATTTTTATCTCTATACAACATAATTCCTTTCGTATTTAAATCCACTCTCTTCGTAATCGCTTATCCTTGCCTCAATTGCCTTGTCTAGGTATTGGTATTTAATGCTTATGCTTGATAAATGCTCGTATGATGTTGCTGGGTTTGACCTCTCCGACTCGAGTATTTGTTTTGCTATTATGATTTGTTCTGCATAACAAGCATCAATAATCTTTTCTGATGCCTCTTTGTGTGTTAGAAGCATAAGTTCTTTTACTTCAATACCACACAGTTCTTTTAAAGATAATCTCATAGAAATAAACCCTTTTCTTTCGTTCCTAAGTATATCAAAACTTTTTTATTTTTCATGCTATCCTCCAACCAAATATGGTTAATTTCTATTTTTTTTCTTTTTGTTCGGTTATCCTAAAGTCATAATACTCATCAAACCTCCTGAATTGTGCAGGGTAAAACTCTCTTATTGCCAAACATACCTTTAATGCGTTCTTGTAGCTTACTTTGCCACTTGAGATGCACTGCACTGTAATTTTTAGATATTGATGCGATCTTTGTATAACTTGTAGCCTCTTCGTGTATTAAGTACTCAATGAGCAGCCGTGTCTTTTCCACCTAGTTCAACTTGTGTATCTATATACTTGTAAATAACCTTTTAAGTTAAACATTGCGTTGCGTTTATTGCTATCACTTTTGATATAAAATTCTTTGTATTTTTTGGATACTACCAGTGCAGAATCCTCTACCTCTAACTTTTCAGCAGCATATTGCAATGGTACTAATTCTATTTTACTCATCTATCAATCCTTTGCTGTTATTTTTTATTATTTTTGTATTATTAATCAGCATAATCTACCTCGTAAACAGATTTTATTATCTCATGTTTTGGTATTTTAACTGAAAACAATCTCTCGTCTTGTCTATTCTTTTCACATATTATCATACGGTTCTGATCGTCCATTTGTGGAACACCTTCAACGGTTATAACATTTCCATTTTCATCTCTCTTAGCAACTTTAACTACGAAAAATATAAAATCTGCATCATATTCAGCGTCATTCCCGTGTTTTATTGCAAGCCTACCTTCTGCATCTGCACTTTGGGACATTTGGTTAATCATGTATATATTTATGCTCAGCGAGCTTGTAAGTTCAGACAACCTGCCTGATATTGTTGAGAATTTATCATATCTATCAGAATTTGGAACAGTAATTTTCATAGCAGAATCTATTACAAAGTGATTTGTACCTGAAGCATTTAAGAATTTTATCTCATCTACCACATCATCAAGGTTTCGTGAAGAGTTGTAGTACAGCATATTATCTTCATCATGTTTAAAGTCACGTAGCTTAGATACAACTCTATCTTCTCCCATCTCAAAATCAAACCAGCACACCTTCTCATG